GTACCATCGAAAAACCACTCTCCAGTATAATTCTCACTATATTTCACTCCAATAGGACTATCCCTGCGAAGACCACCAATAACTTTTAAAGCTACAGGATCATAAGCAGGCGATTGAGAGCATAAACTTAGGAGTTCCTGGTCTTCTGAACCAGGAGCACACTCAACATACCAAATAGCAGACACGTTAAGCGTGGCAACAGGATTTAAACCAGTCAGAAAACATCCTGATTGATTTATAGGTAGAATCCTGTTAGGTGGAGGAGGTCGATCATAATTTAATGTTGTCAAAAGATTGGGAATCTGATGAAAAACACCATAACCATTTCCAGCAATTGGAAATTTATATCCAGTGTTAAAGTTATCCATACTTACATCGAGCACATCTGGCACGAGAATTGGCATAACCCACTGAGGAGGTTCCATTGGAAGTTCATCTGAGTTAAAATCCGCAACGATATACGCTCCTTCCTTTACTTTCCACTGTTTAGTGTCAGGCATAAGAAGTGCATTTTGAACATTTATAGGAGGCAACTTTACAAGTTGACCATCACCACAAATTGTTGTTTGTTCGTTAGCAGGATTATTCAATGTTGAAGTTCCAACAAATGATGTTTTATTCATTTGGGCTTGATTCTGTCGAAAAACAGTCAATAAACCTTGTTGGTACAATTCAGCTGTCATATCTTGTATTTCAAAACCAACAGAAACTATTCGCATGTTATCAGCGAGATCTTCATCTGTTAGGTTTAATTCACCAAGATCACAATTAGATGCAATTGTGGCAGGAAATGTAAAATCAGTTCCAGAAACTGGTTGAGCGGTCATTTTTAAACCACCCCATGGTTCAGATCGTGTGCCAGTGTAATCCCATGTAAAGGTATTACAACTAGCAGTCGACGATTGAAGAAACTCACTAGGGTAGGCCATAGGTGTCATAACAACAGACAAATCCCATGGTGTTGCTTGGGTGGGAAGACCACCAGTTGTTAAACTGATTGCCTTACTCTTTTTGATACACCGAGCAACCGAATGACCATTATAGTTATCAGGGTAACCGACAGGTTTTATTGGCTTATCATGAAAAGGATCAAACCGTTGGATGATATACCGTCTCCCTTCTTCAGTTAACTCGCACGCGGGAGATTGTGCAAGTGTTTTTAATAGGCGTTCACCTTTAGTATCCGCAGCAGACATGGGGAAAAAATCGTAGATTTCTTCCTTCCGCCTCCATTGCCTGTTCAAAAAACGTAAAACAAGCGAAACCAGATTCAGCTCCAGTATAAAATCCCCATAAAACCTCCGGTGTTAGTCGAAGATTATAAAAAGATTGTAACTCTGGAGTTAATTCCCCTGAGAGTGTATCGATCACTGCATTGTAAGCTTTAAAAAACTTATCAAAATGTGGACCTGCAAAACTCATCATAGTTAGCACGAATAATTTGCTCACATAAGCCTCTAATGTATCTTTTTTATCATTTGTGTGCAAAAAAGAAGTTGCGAGACGCTGTGAATCATAAAGTGGTAAATAAATACCATCAATCATTTTGAACGTGAATCCAAGAAATGACATTTTCTCAATATCGTAGTCTTCACCACCATAGAGAAATTTTAGTTTCATACCCATTCTGTTAAAAAAAGAATTCAAGAAACCATCTTCATGATCTTTATTAAATAGAAC